AATATGTTTAAGGGGTTCTGAAGCTGCAGACGTACGAGAAAAAGTATCGTACAGGCGTTTGGCTTCTGCTTCAACCTGAGGAGTGATTGCTCGAAGCTGGTCAAGGTTCGCGGAAACGACGACTTCTACATCGCCTACTACCACTTTATCGGCCATCTAAAGCACTCACTCTTTGGTCGAATTGATCAGGATCGTCAACCGGGCCCATATCAGGTCCAGTTTCCTTGCGAATAACCCCTGTAAACTCTAAGTACTCCATATGGCCTTCGTACGCAAGCCAAAGGTCAGTTATGTACATTTCATTTACAGTGTCTGGGGTATACCCTAACCATCCTGTACCTACTTTGAACAGCCATTCAGCGTACTCTGAATGGCTTAGTCTTTTCCCGAGATACCTTCCCCGCCCTCCTCGCCCGACTTGGTGGCGGGCCGTCCGCCATTCATGAGGGTACGAAGATATTCAGTGATGGGGGCTGAAATCTTTTGGACCCCATATTCGTACACAGCTTCTTCCAGAATTTCACGATCCTTACCTGAATCGCCACCCGCACCAAGCTGAATTGTGTCACAGATGGCAATGAGATTAAACTGTCCCACGCGCATCATGAGTTCATACAAACTTGGATACAGAGTACTTAACCCTCGGAGAGCTTTCACCGAGGGTTTGAGGATAACAGTCTGGCCCCGAAGTTCCAGCTTTACCTCTCCGTTTTCATTAGCCATTTGTCTCTCCTGAAGACGCTAAACCACCTTAGCTCGCAGTTGCAGCCTTTTTCACGATGGGGGAACTAATCCCAACAGTGACATTCTTGCGAACAACATTGTTCGCAGTTTCAACTGTTTCGCGAACAGTGAAAACCTTGCCCCGGAAATAACGAAGGGCGTTTTGACCATTGATGGCCAGTTTGTTCGGAAACTCAACTTTGAAGTTATAGTCGCCCACCGAATCATCCGAATAGGCAGTGTCAAGAAGAGCCTGACCGGCATCGGCGTCGTCGAGTCCAAGAACAAGTTCCATGTTGCCAGCATCGCGCTGACCCTTAAGTTTCTTGGTTCGACCATCTGCAAGGTCGTCAAAAGTAACGACTGAAGCAGCATCGCCAAAAGCCCCAAGGTTTTCAATGGAGCCGATAGGGACCCAAACAAGGGCATCGTACCCTGCAACGTCCAGAGTGGCAGGAACAACCGTGGTAGCGGTCATGTAAAGCTTGGTTTTCGAAGCAGTGAAGATACCCATTTCTTTCTCCAATATAACGGGCTATCAGCCCTGTTTCACAACAAACCGAAGTGTGACAGACCTGCCCACAAGTTTGTCGTCGTCTGTGGGAGCGGGCAAGGGCCCCCAAGATGAAACGTCCACTATTTCCCAGCCTTCAGGAGGAGTGAACAGATGGCGCTCAGGACGGTTAAAAGCACCTGTAATACCAAAGGCAATGCTTTCTACCGTCCTATAATTCTCAGGTGTATCATTCCATCCGTACACATTTACAGTGTGTAAAACTGGACGAACAACTTCCGACAAAAAATCCCCTTCAGCATTAGTGCCCACTATAGGGGAAATAAAAGCCATGGGGTATTCTGCTCCAACCGGAGCAGGACGGCGAGTAAACAAGGACTTTGTATCAAGATAATTCCCAAGCTCACCCATTTCAGGAATTTGTAAAGCAAAGTTGCGAATAGTCTGTTGCAGGCTAATCACTTGAAATCCTTTCTCAAGTAACGCCTGATACGAAACCCAGCAGCTTCAACAATTTGCTTTTGAACATTCATAAAAGCAGGGGTTGCAACGGGACGGGGTTCCATATTCTCAGTACCCATTTCCAATCGTAGAGCATTTTCCCCGTTAAAAGTTATTCGGGCACGAGCCTCACCCGGCTCACGATGAACTGTAATTCGAGCGGCAGTTTGACCTGAGTCCGAAGCATAAGGTTCACCGGGGGCAGAAGCGCGATGGCCATCATAAACACGACCAGTTTTAGAGGTGTCATGAATAAGCCTCATGGCCTCGTCATGGATAACCGAGGCCGCGTCATAAACACCCTCTCTGGCAGCATCCTCGATATCATTCCACGCTTTAAGATGCATTGTGACGCCGGGCATTAAGGGGCTCCACATTCGAAAGCACGGCATTCGTAGTGGGCCCCTGCGGGGTCAACTTCTACAGTACGCAATTGGAACCATTTACCGGCAAATTCGCCTTGATAAAATCCAACCTTGTCGTCCTGAACAGGCTTAGTAGCCATTAAACCAGCGATCAAAACGATTTTTAGGTCTGTATCAGGGATACCGGCAGTGCGCCGATGGAAATCACTAAAGTCTTCAGGGAAACCTTGAATTTTAAAAGTAGACGGATTCCCAACAGGGTCGCCTAGTTCATTGGTAGACAGAGCAATGCGGCGGCTGAGGGTCCCTTGAAGCAGTTTGCCCTTGAAACCCTTCGCAACAGCCCTCTTAATCTGTCTATCAAGTAATCCCATTAGTGCTTTTTTGCCTTTTCCCCTACGCGCTTGGGCACCACAGGGGCGGGGGCGCGACGAGTAGCAGGGGGAGTCTCTGGCGCGGTGGCACCATCCGTGGCCGGGGGAGTGGACTCTGCTGGGGTAGTAGCCCCCGAGTCCTGTGTAGGCTCTGAGGTACTCTCCTGTGCCCGTACGGGAGTACTAAAAATTGAAGGGATAGACTGGATAATAATGAGGGACTGATTGATCTGCAACATTTGCCCTGAAATCTCCGCCAATTCTTGCTCTGTAGGGACCTCGACATCTATCGCAAACATTGCCTTGGTCTCAGCATATTTGCGATAGTCGTTTGCCACCATATTAATGACCCCTATTAGATCGTCCTCACTTAAATCCTTTGCATATGAAGCAAATTCACGAAGACGTTCTTCAGAAACTTCCTCATTGGGAATACCCGCTTCAACCAACCGGGAGCGTAGGTCTTCCATTCGTTGATTTGTATTATCCGTTTCATCGTCGCCTTCAACAAGGTACGCAAGACGACGAGATTCGAACATTTGACGAAGACGGCGAACAGGCACTAACGTCTTGTCAAAGGATTGACCCGGCTCAAAAGTCCGGCCATCGACCGTAAGGGTCTTAGCTGCCGTAAAATCCCAAGCCGGGTCGAAACTGCCCCTCCAATACAGGGTTTTTGCCATTGCTTATCTCCTTGGAGGATCGAAACTGTGGCGCTAAATTACGCCACAATCCCGTTGAAAAAGAAACCAAGGTCCGGAGCCACAAGGCGCTGATCGAAAGCAGTTTCACCCTCGATCCGATCGGCCTTGCGAAGATTCACGCGAATCTTGCTAACTTCCAGTGCACCAGTAGAATTACCGAGGTACTTGTTCCACACGAATGTGTAACCAGCAGACGGCGTAAGCAGACCGGCACGGCGGGGAGCATAGAGCAACAGAGCATGCTTGCCGAGAATAAACGCATTAGTCTCGGTGGCGCCTTCCTCAGCAGTGTTCTGGATTGCACCGCCCACAACAACTTCTTCCAACTCAAAGAGAGCAGCAAGGGTAGTTTTGTTGACTTGTGCAGCAGCACCGGGAGTCTGGCCATACTTGATCCGGTCAATAATATCCGGATGATCGACCAAGGCATCGTAAGCCTGCTGACCCAACACCATTTTGTTCGGCTTGATGCCTGTACGAAGCATGATGTAGGTTTTGGCTCGGCGAACGTCTTCGATGGGGGTCGAAGCGGCGTCATTCCACTGCAAGATGTTATTGTTGGCACCATCAGTGGGATTGAGTGTGACAGCAGCAGTAGCACCATTAGGCACACCGTCATACGAGAAGGACCAAACACCGGCCTTCATATATGTTTCTGCGAAAGTCAACTCCCGGCGAAGGAAGCCCTGCAGAGTAAGGAAGTTGGTGGCGTCCCGATCCATGTCCATGGGAAGTTCAACGTTGGCACGGGTCTGATCCCCAATATCCACGTGCAAGGCCCAAACGTGAGCAAAATACGTGTCCGTGGTGGTCCCGAAGCCAGCGCCTTGAGATTCTGCGTTATCAGCGCGTTTCTTCATCAACGACCGATTCCAAGAATCGCGATCGTACTTCCAGTACTTGTCGGCCTGTTTTCCCACCGGAACGATAGGAAAAATGCGGTCAGCAACGAACTGAGTCTGATCCTGCGCATAAGCGATGGACAGATTGGTGAGTGGGCGACTGATATAGACGTCAGCCGCTCCAAGGGCCGCTTTACGAACCCGACGACGAGAAGCCATTCTTTTAATTCCTTTCTAGATGATTTACCCGGTCAAATCGACTTAGGCAGGAAGAACACCAGCGGGTGAAAAATGGACCTCGGACATGGAACCCGAAACCCCGTTCGTGGCGGCGACACCAAGAACATGATTGCCAGCGACAGCAGCGATTGCACGGCCTTGAGCATCGGAAGCAATTTTATCCCCCGGAGCAAAAACACCGCCCGCAAGGAGAACAAGCTTACCGTCAATCGCGACGTTACCAGCCTGACTCTGTACCGGCTTATCCTGCAAAACGCCAATAGCATTTTCACCAGCACCAGCAAGAGCAATTTCGCCCGCAACAGTGTGCTGCTTGACGAAACGATTGCGGAACCCCGTCATATCAACGGAAGCTACCAGCGAAATTGGCTGGCGATTATCATAAGTAGCCATGTCTGTTTCCTTTCTGGCTAGGCTGACATCTTCAGCCGATTTCGTTCAACCCGCTGATTATTCAGTAGGCTCGTCGTCAGTCTCAACCAACGATTCCTCGTTGTATCGAGTATACAAGCCCGGATTTTCGTCCAACACACGAGCGAAAGACTGCTCGAAGGAGAGAGTCGGATTGGACTTGCGGACTTCTTCAGCCTTCTTGGTGATTTCGGCCTCGGCGCTGCCTTCATTGCCAGGCCGCGTGATGTCGTCCGAAACACCCTGTTCATCGAACATTTTGGCGAAAGCAGACTGCGCTGACTTCATCATCTTGGAGAAAGCAGCGTTGGCGGCGGGATCAGTTTCGACCACCTTGATAACAGCGATCTTGTCGTCAACGGTGCCGGGGAGACCAGCCAGTTCCGTTTCAGCCCGCTTGGTGACACGAAGCTTGAGCGCAGACTCACGATCGGCCTTGGCAGCAAGCTCGATGGCGGTGATCTGCTGAGCCTGAGCCTTGAAAATGGCAAAGGTGCCTGCACCGACTTCCGACTTGCGAACCTTCGTACCGGCTACTTCAATCACTTCATCGCCTTCACGCGATTTGGTGATCAATTCAGTGCGGGCTTCCGGGGTTGCCTTTTCGAAAGCGACTTTCGCATCGCCATCGAGCTTAGCAAAATAGGACTTTTGATCGTCCGACATTCCCGCAAGCGCAGTGGCCGTAGCCAGCGCCGCCTGAGCGGTAGACAGATCACCTTGAAGCTTGGTGACTTTATCTTCAAGTTCCTTCGACACCTTGGACTCTCCTTTGTTGTCCACGCCGGGAGTCCCGGCCTCCATAAGAAGCTTTGCAACTTCTTCTTCCACTTCAGGGAATTTCGCCCTGACAGCATTTAGAAAATCATTAACGCTGCTTTCAACCTTCTTACCCTTCTGTTCCATGGTAAGATCAGTATCCGCAAGAATGGAGGACACCGAATCGTTGATAGCATCAAAAATGGGGTAAAGCTGGTCCCGAACTTCCCATGATTTCTGCCGCTCTTCATTCAGCTGCAAGATTTCGGAGAAGGTTTTAGCCCCCTCCGTCTTACGCTTCATGATGATTTGAGCGATAGCAGGAACCTCGGGGTTCTGCCGCTTCATAATCGCCATCTTCGCGCCCTTTTGGGCGGGGGCAGTCACACTGCTGATTTCCAGCAAGTCGAAATTTTCGAAAATCCGACGTCCCATGACCTATTCCCTTGGTATGGAATGAAGTATAGCGTAAAAGGAAAACTAGGACAAGGGTAGCTTCCAGCCCGAGCTAGGCGTCCTTCTTCTCCGCATACCCTCCGACTGAGAAGCCAGTATACTCGCCGCTCTGGAATTTTTTGAGGATTTCCTCAGTGTGCGGTTTGTAAGCAATCATCAGACCGGTAGTTTCAGTCTTAAGCCCCATCGCTTCAGCAATGTCAGTTGTGAGGGGGAACATAAAATGAATATCACCCGTAGTGATGGGTGTCTTATCATCTTTCCAAACATGCATGTCGGCCCCAACAAGGGTTGGTGCTGCCTTAAAAGCCGCCTCCAACATGACCGGCTCAGGAATGTGTTCATCCTGAGTATCAAAATAGTCCTCGCCATTCTCTTTGCAGACAATGGCCCAGCCAAAAACAAGGCCCAGACTAGCATCGACTTTACAGACTTGAGCCTTCATAGCATTACTCATTGGTTGGAGGTTGATAAAGTGCATCTGCACTTCTTCATCACCGCGCAGCCAGTATCCCACGGAACGATGGTGACCGTCAAGAATGTAGTTCTTGCCGTTAAACTTGCCCACCACCCCAGCCGGACCATCTTCGGTAGAAAGAGCAATGTCCTCTACCCTAGTAGTATCCACTCGGTTCTGGATGGCAGTCAGTTCTTCCCACTTGAATACCTTAACTTCGTTCAACTCGGGGTGAGTAATCGCACCCAACATACGGGGCATCTGGTCTGGACGAATGCCAGCAAGAGCCTCAGCATCCCACTCAAAAGGAATTTTGGACCGCTCATTATCTAGCTTAACAAGCTTTCGTTCATCAGTCGCCATTATATGCCCCTATTATATCCCGGATAATCGTCTTCCTCGAAATCAGACCAATTCTTGGTATCGAAAGACGCAGCACCCCCTACCACAGAAATATTTGCAAGATATGGGCGCAACAGCGCAAACACCGTAGAAGGGAAAGGACTAGCAAAATCTGCATACGAGCGGAAATTCTCCACCATCACAGACCCAGCTTTAATACTTTTTATAGACGAAGGAGACGCAAACACGTCCGGATCATCTGCCAAAATGCGCGCCAGTTCAATTGTGGCCTCTTTTAACACCAATTCC